TTTAACGCTACACTTATACATACAAGAGAGTACGTTGTTACAGGGGATCCTATAGCGTTGTTATATCTATCTAGATAGTAGGTTAATGACCAACAATAGCAGTAGTCTAGTACTATAATATATATATACTACCTCATCTACGGCTGTTATATACTTTCGGTACTTGGTAAAATTTTTTAGATAAATTTCAAATCAGGGGGGATATAGAAACTTCTATACAGATTTTGTACAAAGTACAGAAACTTGTTGACAGGATTCTATTATTTTCGTATAAACAAAAAGTCATCAGTTATAACCCTCATTCAAGATGACGGGGGAGGAAAGCGAGAAGCTGAATCCCCCATGTTTTTTTAAAGGAGAATATTATGAATAAAGTTTGGCACGATCTAGAATTACCTGAAGATTTTAATCCCAAGTATAACAAAGAGTTAGTAACAGCTTATGCTCCTGTTATAGTAGGATTAGGATATATATTTGATAAAGGTATTGTAGCTACTACAGTAGGAGAAGAAGATTTAGTAGATACTGAATCAATGTTTAATATAATAAGACAAGAAGTTAGTCTACCTGAACATTATCATCAAGAAGATATACCACAGATTAGCAATGGCGGTAAGCTTAAAGCTATATTAGATCCTGAAACAATTAATGAAGGTCAACGTCATAAGACGCTAGTTACGTTAAGAAATACTTATTCATCATTGTTAACTGATCCAGAGAGAGGAGAGATGCAAGGAGAGATAGCTACAGCTATATGTTATACATTATTTAAGAATGGATGGGTACCATTTGATAAAGTTTTTAGAGGCAAAAACAGGATAGTAATTAAATCACTTGAGTTAAATCTAATAGACGTGGGAGATGTTTTTATAGAAATATCCTTGCTATGTAAAAATAAATGCAAAGTTGAATATATCCCTACAGATGATTATGGTAGACCAGATATAACAGCAGTACAGGAGATAGTCGATGGCAAGAAAATGGAAGAGTAAAGTAGTAGTAGAAACAAGAATGTCTGATGGAGGATGGATAGAACATCCTAAAGCTAAAACAATAAACTTTGCAAGTATGCCAACTGCTGTAGAATGGATTTCTGAAAGGATTAGACCAGGAGAAGTTATGAGAGTAGCTAAAGTTTCTGGCGAATACTTTATTAAACAGGAGTTAGTTAAACGATGAAACAAAGTTTAGAAATTAGACCATACGTTCCAGAACCTACAGCAAAAAGATTTCATGCTGATAGCTCTGATGTAAGAGGAGTAATGGGACCTGTAGGAACAGGTAAGACAGTAATATGCTGTATGGAAGCATGGAGCAGGATGCTAGAGCAGAAGGTAGGAAAGGATGGAGTAACAAGAAGATCTAGATGGGCATTTATTCGTAATACTTATCCTGAATTAATATCTACAACTATGAAGACATGGGCTGACTGGATACCAGATCAAATATGTCATATTAATATGTCTCCACCTATCACAGGTAAAATGGACTTCTGGCTTGGAGATGGTACAAGAGTTGTAGCAGAAGTAATCTTTATGGCTATTGATAGACCAGAAGATGTTAGAAAGTTAAAATCATTAGAGTTAACAGGAGCATTTTTAAACGAAGCATCAGAGTTAGATGAGCAAGTAGTAGAGATGGCATTGCAAAGAACAGGTCGTTATCCAGCAAAGATAGATGGAGGAACAGCTTGGTCAGGAGTAATCATGGATACTAACCCGCCTTCTGATGATCACTGGTGGCATAAACGAGCAGAGATAACTAAACCTATTAATCATAGATTTTTTAGACAACCACCTGCAATATTACCTGTTTATGGAGAGAAAGGATTTGGGACTCCTATAGATTATGTAGCTAATGAAGGACAGGTAGACGGGATACCTGCTGCAGAAAATGTGCAATGGCAAGATTTAGGATATAATTATTGGCTGCGTCAAGCACATGGGGCTGATCCAGAGTGGGTTAAAGTATATTTAATGGGAGAGTATGGATCTATAATTAGAGGTAAACCTGTGTACCCTGAATACAATGATGCTACTCACTATCATCCAGAAGATATAGAAATATTTAGAGGGTTACCTTTAATACTTGGATGGGACTTTGGATTAACTCCAGCATGTGCATTTTTACAATGTTCTCCAAAAGGAACAGTATACATTATAGATGAGTGTGTATCTGAAGATATGGAGTTAAGAAGGTTTGTAGAAGAAGTAGTTAATCCTAAAATACGAGCTGAATATTTTGGGCTACCGATTATATCGGTAGCGGATCCTGCGGGAAACGCAAGAAGCCAGACCGACGGGCAAACCTGTATAAATATGTTAGATGAACTAGGTATAAGAACAATACCTTGTTCAACTAATTCGCCATTAGCAAGAAGAGATGCTGTGAAGTTTTATCTAACCCGCATGGTAGATGGGGGAGCAGCGTTAAAGATAGGACCAAAGTGTCCTATATTAAGAAAAAGTTTTTTAGGAGAATATAAGTTTAGAGAGATGAGAGTGGGAGGAGCAGGGGGAAGAAAACGATATCATGAAGTACCTGATAAGAATTTTTATTCTCATATTAGTGATGCACTACAATATGCATTTGTACACATTAGAGGTGGTCTTGTAGATCCTACAGTAAAACCTGTTGTTGACACAAATGTTAGGAATGTTATAAAAGCCGATATAAGTGCATGGACTTAAATAGGAAAATATTATGGCTGAAAAAAGAGAACGATCTGGTTTAGCAGGAATAGTGTCACAAAAAGAACTTGTTGAAAACATGGAAGCTGAAGAACAAGCTATGGATGATGCTTATGAAAAAGAACACAATGAGTATCTAAATACTTTAGAAGGTTATTTAAATAGTAATTTTAATGATGCAAAAGATTGGAAAGAAAACGAATCT